GTGAGGTTGTTCTGGAACGCCGACACCCACGTGGTTCCACCGTCGGGCGTGTAGGACGCCTCGGTGGAGATCCGGATGCTGATATCCATGCCGACGCCGTAGGCGCACTGCGACCAGTCGCCGCCGATCGCCCGCAGACCCGAGTCCAACGTCGGGGACTGGGCGATGCTGACGGACGGGTTGGTGCCACCCGTGAGGGCCTTGCCGTTCGCCGACACCGGCCCGGGGGCGACGGTGAAGGTGAGCGTGAACGGCCCGGTACCGGTGACGGCCACGGTGATGCCGGCCGGCAGCACCGCGTTGATCGCGGTCTGGATCGCCGCGGCGTTCGCGTTGTACGCGATCGCGCCGGTGTTGCTGCCCGCCACCTGCAGAGTGAAGCTGCCGCCAGTGGGTGCGCCGTTGATGGTCAGCGTCTGCACGGTGTTGCCCTGCCGGTAGTACCGGCCGGACACGCCGGTGTTGAAGAACGTCGGGTAGCCGATCAGCGACCCGGCGTTGTTGCCGACGTTCGGGTTGAGCGCGTTGTCCACGAATAGCGGGCGGCCCTGCGCGTCGACCGACAGGGCGGCCTCCGGGCGCAGCAGCGGGTCAGCGGCGAAGCCGCTGAACTGCATGCCGGGGACGCTCAGAACCTGCTGAACGCCCTTCCACAGGTCGGCGTACACGCCGCCCGAGGATGCGGCGGTCGAGCCGATGACCTGCGCGTTCGAGGTCTGCGCGAGGTAGTCGCCGAATGGGCCGGCCGAGCCGGTCTTGAGGTCGAGACCGTGGATGGCGGCGTAGTCGAACGCGCGCGCGATCGCCGTGGGGAGATCCTGCTCGAGCTGCGAGTACAGCCCGGCCGCGTTGGAACGGGCGACCTCTTCCGACACGGGCACCAGGAGGGCGACCTTCTTGCCGGTCATCGTCTTGACACCGACACCGCCGGCGGCGACGGGCTTCGCCGCGCCTTCCGACACCCACCCTGCGGTGGGGACGTCCATCGGGATCGGGATCGCAGTCTGCGCGGTCATCGACAGGGGGACGCGCCGCGCGAGCTGCTGGACCGCCGACGTCTCTTCGGCCTTCTTGAAGATCGGGCCGGTGAGGGTGGGCGGCAGCAGGGTGGGCGCAACGCTACTGATCTGCACGGGGTTGGGCATGGCTGGTTACTCCTTCGAGTGGATAGCCGCGTCAGTGGTTGCGCATCTGCGCTTGGAGGATCGCGGCGAACTGGGAAGCCGGGTCGGCTGGTGTACTGCCTCCGCCGGCCCCCTGTGCCGGGTTTGGTGCTGGCACGCGGGGTGCCTGTTGGCCGTCTGACGTCCTGCGCCAGTGCGGCTTGCGTTCGAGAACTGCTGCGAGGTCGCGCTGTATGGCGGCCTCGTCGATCTGGCCGCCCGCGTCGATGTAGGTGTTGGGGTCGACGGCGCCGATGGCGTCGGACGGGTCAGCGAAGTCGGGGGCGGCGATTGCCTGCACCCGAGCGGTGACGGCTTCGGTGCGCCACTTCTGCGCGTCGGCCTGCCAGCGGGTCAACTCTTCCGCTTGGCGTTCCTGGTCGGTCTTGCTGGCCTCGACGAGCCGCTGGTACTCGGCCAACTGCTGCTGCTGCTCGGCGGTCATTGCGGGGCGGGTGGAGAGTCGTTCCTTGTCGGCGCGCAGATCCTGGATCAGCTTCCATGCGCGGTCGGGGTCGAAGTTCTCCTCTTCACCCCACGGCGGCGTCTGAGGCTCGGCCGCGGGAGGCGCTGCCGGGTCGGCGGGTGCTGCGGGTGCGGCTGGTGTCTGCTGTTCTTGGGGTGCGGTCATGGTCCCCTCCTGAGGGGTTGACGGGCCCGCTCCTGGCGGGTTGGGGTGTTACCGGCCTTCGATGAGGCGGCGGAAGTCGCGGCGCATCTCGGCTGGCTTGCCGTGCGGGATCGACGCGTACATGTCCTGCCACTGCCGGATCTGCGCGCTCGGCTCGTACTTGTTGAACACCGGCTCGACATGGCAGCGACAGTGATCGTGGGCGCGGAACCCGACGGTGTTGTGCTTGTACACGGCGCCGCGGGTGGCGAGCAGGGCGCAGAACGAACAGGCGCCGGGCTCGGGCACCCTGGCCCACGCTTTCGCTTCACGGTCCTGCTGGACGGCGCCGATGATCGTGTCGCGGCCGGTGTTGAGCACCAGCCGCTCTACCGCTGCGTCCATCCGTGCCTGCGCGGTGGGCACATCCGATTCGCCCCACAGCGGCGCG